GGCCAAGAGCAACGTTTCCAACACTATAAGTAATTGAAACACTAACTTTACCCTCTTCACGAGTCTGACCATCAGATCCTACAAAGATCTCTTGAACCATTAGATCATCACCATCCATTGCAATTGGCGAACCGATATACTTGCTCAATACTTGCGCAATAGCAGTGTTAAATAGTCGTTGAAAGGATACAGCACCAAGAGGTCCGAGGTTAGGAATCTCCCAGCAGAAGTTAATTGCATCTGCAGAATGAATGAAATCATCAGTAAGAGTATCCTCAAGGTCAATTAGGTTTTCCTTAACATCCATTGGAGCTCGGAAAGCAACAATATTACCTACCGGTGATACGTTTTTGCGAAACTGCTCATACGCGAACCGCTTGTGGATGAACGATCCACAATACTTGTCTTGTTTAATAATCATATCTTACTTACATTATTATACATTATAACTTACCATTATCAACAGATTTGTTATGCTTATTAGAAACACTATATATTATAAAAGCAAAGCTGGTATATGAAGTTCTGCTAACCTGAATTTTTGAGCTACCTGATAATTATCTTTAATAGCATCAAGCTTTGACTCGTAATATTCTGGAGTGCATGCAGGCAGTAGTCTAGGAAGCTGCTTAATTTCATCAAAGCAAATCATTCCATCTATATTAAAGAAGTCTCCAACTGAAGGACAACCCCAGTATATAGGAATTGTCCCTGTTACAAAGCAATCAATAAGTTTTTCAGTAAAATAATAGTCACATTTGTTATTCTCAATACAAAAAGTATATCTGTAATCTTTCAACCCTGTGATTTTGTCGTCGATAGGATTATAACCACTACCAAACAAGTCAATACGACCTTCTGCACCAGCAGCGATCTGATGTCTCATCTTATGTCCTGGTAGATAATTATGACTGGAGGCAATGATAGAGAAGTCTTTTGTTTTGGTATGTACACCCCAATCAAATTCATCAATCCAACATCCACCACATGGTAACCACGTAGCATTGGGTAATTTATTTATAAGACCTTTATCATGCGTCCAGATAGCCTTAAACTTATCATGATTGTTGCAAACGAAGTTATAAATTTGTGAATGATATGGTTGAGATTCAACAAGCCAGGCAATATTAGGACCAGTACGATTTAAGGATCTAGGGATGTCGACATCAGTCCAAACAACAACATCATCAGATGTGAAAGATTCAGATCTATCCCACTCCACTTTATCTGTAAACTGCTTTGGTGGAGTTGGGTTACTTGAAAAGTTACTATGTGCAAAGGCAGAGTCTTGTAGATATATTTTCATATTATAATTAATTATGCTGGTAGTTGAATATAGCAATTAAAGTACTGTCCACCTATCAGGGATTATGTCTTTTGAATCATATGAATGAGAGGGGCCAAACCATAGCAAAGGAGCAATAATTTTCTTATCTGGAGAAGGATTATCCATCTCACCAAGCCAAGCGCCCCACCATCCAAAGGTACTGTTGCATATGATATGATTGCCACAGAGAGACATGTGGTAGAGGGCTGAGAAGGGGTTAGCCTCTTCAGCATAGTAAATATTACTCCCACTGCCTAGCATGCGTTTACAAGCGTCTACATCATCAGAGAATATCATGTAGTTTTCTGATACTGCTAACTTGCTTGCTGTTTGATAATATTCACGAGTCATTGCTGGGTGAAAATCTCTCTTTACTGTATAGTCACCTAATCGGATATGTATAGAAGTGCAAGTTGATGGATTTGGATAATAACCCTTAGCAATCTTATCATCTACAATTTCTTTAACAGAGGATTTAAACTTAAATTGATCTCTAACTTCTTGCTTTGCATACTGGAAGTACTTTTCAGATTGAAAGAATCCCTTCATATCAGTAAAGTCTTTTATGTGAATATTGGCATACTCGAATGGAAATTCAACCTCCTTAAAATTAATAATACCTAAATCAAGCTCTGGCACATCAATATCAAATCCATCAAATATAGAATTGTTATAACATCGGCAGTATACCTCGTAGTATGTTTCATTCCGAGGTATACAATATTCAATACCAGTTTTTTTAGCCATGCCAATTACAGCAGCTAATTGAAACATAGCGTTACAGGTATTTCCATATCTTCCAATACGCGTACTTGTTATCATAACAATATAGAGAAGGTATGATGTTTTCTTTGTGAAGATGTTTTATTGTGTGCTATATTTTGATCTTTTGCTCTTAAATATTCCATGTTTTAATATATTCTTTAAGTTGGTTGCCTTTAAGGGTGTGAACATAATTAGATATGTTGTAGTTGTTTCTATAAAATGGATGCTCATCTCTCACCGTATTAGGGTGATTTAAGTGCCACGCTATAGCGTCATAATTATGGACTCTAGCAGTTATTCCTCCAAGTTCAATTATTCTATGATTTATTTCATCATCTTCAAATCCCCATCCAATAAAGCCGGGATTATAACCGTTTATCGATTTATATAATTCGGAGCTATACATAATACATCCTCCTTTACTGTGATTATGAGCTATAAGAATATTAGAGTCTTGGTGTAATGAGTTACGCTGATCTAAAGTAGGTGTATATTTTTCAAATTCAGCTATATCCAATTCTTTAACAAACTCATTTATTAAATTATCCCTTACCCAGCAAAATACACCGTTATAAGGGAAAACATGATTTGCTTTACCACTTTTAATAACTTCTGCGCCCTCTATAATATATTTAGGATGTATTATGATATCTGTATCTCCCGCTATTACTATATCTCTATCTGTTTGTAGGAAAGCCTTATTAAAAGCTAGAGTACGTTTATAGGTTGAATTATTTTCCATAAACATAAACTTCGAATTAGGATACTTCTTGTATAATTCTTTAATTCTAGGCTCAACTACAGTATCATCATTAACTATTATAAATTCAACGTTTTCGCAATATTTGTGATAGTATTCTATAACTAGTTCTAAGTTTCTAAGTCGTTCAGGTATATCTACCCTAATATGAATTAGAAACGATATATCTTTAAAATTATACTTCATTAAATTATAGTAAAATTGTTATTATATACATTATTATAATAATGTGGTCCATTCTCTCCAACCCATACTTTAGGTATAATAATGGTTAATTTATCCTTTAGATTTTTCATAAATTCGTTTGAGGGTCGTAATTACATCTGATACAATTGTATCCGGAACCTGTATAGGGCTCATCCCATGTTTATTAATAAAGAACCTGAAGGCATCTAGAATATTTGACTTCCAGTCTGATCGAGGGCGAATAGCAGATGAATCTTCTGAACACTTCTGCTCATGAACGTAATCTAAACTATTTACTAGATCAGCCCACCACCAATACGGTGTACTGTAATCAGCTCGAGCTAACATATAGGAATGATCAACATGCTCGAATGCATTTGTATATCCTTCATCATACAACCCAACCTTCTCAAGTGACTCTCTGGTATAGAATGTAACAGCACCTACACAATGCTCATTGAGAGCAATAGACACATCACCATAGTCAATGATCTTACGTGGTACAGGCTTACCATAGCTAATATTTGCTTTGTTAGCTGGGCCATGATAGGCGAACATGAAGTGATGAATGCCTGTCTGCTTATATGCCTCAATATATGCTGCAAAGATGTTCTTATCGAACTCCATATCATCTTCAACGAGAATAATATAGTCGCAGCCTTTTTCCATAAGATGATTTAAAGCTATATTCTTTGCTTTACCAACTCCCCCTCCTCCTGCAGTCTGTATATATTTTCCTTTAGTATCAGTTGGATGCACTTTTTTACCATCATCTACAACAACAAACTCATCATACCAATCATCTTTAATAGATTTTTGACATACATCGAACATGTCAACTCTGTCACACGTAATCAACCCAACACCTACCTTGTCCATATACCTTATTTTATACTACAAACCCCGTATGTCAACTATAAATATAGACATGCCTTGTGTTGATAATAAAGATCTCATCTATAATGTTAAAGAGCTTCCAGAGACATTCAGTGTTGCTGGTGGAGATTTACTTCTAATTGAGTCAGATGAAGGAACAAATATAATGGATTTTGCAAATTTTATTATTGGTCTAGATAATACAACGTTTGGAACGACAATTACTGACCACTCTACTGATATTGCTGCTCTATCATCTGATGTTGCTACCTTATCAAGTAAGATTGATGCTGATATCATTACTTTAAGTGCAGCTGCCATTGGTAATACAACTAAAGCTCTTATAACTCTTTCAGCTCAAGACGCTGGCGGTCCTCAAATCATCAATAGTACAAATATTACATCTGTTGAGTTTGAGAATAATAAGATACGCTTTAACTTTACAACCAACTTTACAAATGCAGCCTACTTAGTGCTACCAGCAGCCAGTGTTATCAATGCTAGCAATGAGGTTGTACAGTTTGTAGAATCAGAAAGGCAGACAAATTACCTAGACCTTAGTGCAGTAAATATAACTGACGGATCGTTGGCCTCATCTGCTACTACTCTTGGATTCCAAATCCAGACGTTCTAAGGAGTCAACTTATCCTGATCAAGTCCAAACTTCTTGAAGAGTTCCTTTTCCTGCTCTTCTCTATCAAGTTGTGACTTCTGTGCCTCAACTAAACGCTCGAGTTCTCCGAGATTATCTGGATTGAGAATTGACTCTTCCTCACCATACATACCACCATCAGGTGTTACATACTCAGCAATAAGGTCAATACGGGCTTGAGGGCTATCTGGTAGGAGGATCAAACATGGAGAATCATCCTTTGGAAAGAAAACATCAGATGACGGAGCTGACATGTATTGCTTATAGAGTGTGTAGAAGATGTTATCTACCTCTGTGATGTATTCTGAATTTGCATCACGAGTACCATCTTCAACAACTACAAAGTTATCACTGAAGCGTGTCATAAAGATAATGTCAAGCGAACGAAGTGCCTCTTTGGACATTATGATCTGATTCTTAACAAATTCGTCTGTAAAGCCTTCAATACCCTTTTCATTTGCCCACATTGTATAAGCAATTGCATCAAGAGGGCACCGATCATAAACAATCTTTGCACCGAGCTTCTGACCTTGAACTTGATCAACTAGAAAATCGAGAACAGCTGTCTGCGTCTCTGTTGTAGTTTCTGATGAATGCTTTACACCGGTCTTTTCTAGATGATCGCGATATGTAACTTTTGGTGTCTTGTAAGTATCCCATGTGTGTAGGAAACTTTTTACAAGAGTTGTCTTACCACTATTTGCTGTACCGCTGAAAGCTATTCTCATACTGTATATATTTATTTATTGTTTACTTATTAGCAAGTTTTTCTTCAGTCATCAGACCTTAAGGGCCATATCCCAGATTAGCAAGTGTAGTCGAGCTGAGAAGTTAACATGCATTGACTTTGCATACTCAGCAACAGCTGGTGCATTCTCGAGATGTTCTTTTCGTGAACCAGCAACAGGCATAAACCAAATACGATCAAGAGGTACATTAATACCTCTACCATCATCAACATACTTGCGCCAGATCTCTGCAATGTCTTCAGCAGGATCATTAATAACAAACTTAAAGCCTGATCCAATCTCTCTATGATACTTCAATACTTCAGGCTTATATGTCTTAGACTCAGCATCACCATTAGTAGTTAGCTTAGGTGAAGTAGTGAATGTAGCATTAAACTCTTGTTTCCATCTTGGATCAGGCATCAGAGTAGCATTGGTTTCAAAGTCAATCTTAGGAATAAATCTATATTTAGCAAAGAAAGCTTCAACAAGCTTAAGCAATTGCTTCTGTTGAATAAGAGGCTCACCTCCAGTTAGCTTCCAAATAGTACCTTTGTTAAGCTTATCAATCCAGTTATTATCTTCCATCATCTGGAAGATTTCATTGAAGGTCATCTTGTTCTTAACAGACCAAGAGATGTAAGAGTCACATCCATGAGGTGAGTCTTCACTTGCAAAACCAATACAGGTTAGGTTGCACATTGACATTCTCATAAACAGAGATCGTTGACCAATGTATTCACCTTCTCCCTCAATTGTGTAAAATATCTTATCATCTGAGAGAAATAGTGTTTCTTTATCTAAGTCCATAGTGTTGCTTACACTATTATAACCTATGTTTATTGTAGATCAACTGGTTTATCAGAACTATAGACGTCTATAGTAGCTATCAATTTCTTAATACCTTCATAAATAATGATACATGAGTAGACGAACTAAGAAGCAAGCGGTCGAGATCGATACTGAAGAAGAAGATATGTTTAATGGGGATTGGTTACTAGACTTTAATATTCGCAAGCCGTTCTATTTCAGACCGAAGCATGCTGAATTTTATAACATCATCGGAGGTAAGGATACAAATATGGCTTTAGTTGATGGTCCTGCCGGTACCGCTAAGACTTATATTGCTGTATACGCAGCCCTTGAGATGCTCCGGGAGCAAGAGGATATAGAGAAGATCGTATACATTCGTTCTATTGTTGAATCAGCGGATAGGTCATTAGGTTCCCTACCAGGAGAGATTGATGATAAGTTCTCACCTTATATGATGCCTCTTATTGAGAAGGTAACTGAGATCTGCGGTCCTGGAACATGCAGCATGCTTAAATCAAAGGGCTTGATTGATGCTATACCTGTTAACTTCGTACGAGGGTTGACATTTAACAAGACATGTGTTATTGTTGATGAAGCACAGAACCTAACAAAGGGAGAGCTAATAACCATCATGACTCGATTTGGCCGGAAGAGCAAATACATTATCTGCGGTGACTGTAATCAATCTGATATCAGACAATCTGGATTTAAGGAGGTGTTTGATAAATTCGATGGAGAAGAGAGTGAGGATCAAGGCATCTTTACTACCAAGTTTGGACTTGCAGAGATTGTTCGAAGCAAAATCCTTCGCTTCATTTGCCAGAAGCTTGGAGCTTAATAATTAAAGACAAAAAGGCCTGAGGAACAACTCCCTCAGGCCTGTGTTAATACTAACTTAGGAAAGTAGAGCTAGTGTCTGCTGACTTAGAGTATGACCATTGAATGCACGAATGAGCTTCTCAGGTGATTGGCGACCAGTGTGTGTCTCAAACTCTGTTACTGCATTCAATGCATCCCAGCGAGTCTCTCCAACGTTACCACGTCCTGATGTGAACATATTAGCAATCCTCTCGCGCTTCTTGATGCGCCGGTTGGTATCTTCTTCTCCAGCAGGCACAAGCTTCTGCGTTAGCTGCATCATCTCATCCCACGTGAATGGTTGTGATTTCAGTTGGCGCATAGTAACGTCAAACTCCTTCGTTGCTTTAATGCAGTCAGTAATTGAAGCAATCATAGTCTCTACTCGATCATCAAACCTAGCACTGTGACGTGATGAGTTAGCTGCTGAGCCCTTAATTAGGTGCAATGCATTATCACATGCGATTCGGATTGTAGAAGGAATAACCTTATTAGATCCCATCCCTGTATTGTCGATGACAGTGTAGAAATAAGGGTCGATTTGATCACCATCCACTCCGAATGATTCAGCGAGCTTGGATTGGATTAGAACCTTACGGCCTCCCTTGGAAACAGCATATCCTTTATGATCAACTCCTCCGATTGCATTAAACGACCGATCAAGGACGTCAACCATTTCGCGCATTTGGATTGGCCGGTAGGTTTCTCCAACCATTCCCAAGTGCTGATTAGTATCTTCACGTTGCAGTGAGTATACTCCTGGAATCTCACGACCATATGAATCGTTGACACCAACTTTTTCGACTTCAAATTGAGGTACTTCCTCAAGTGATTTAATTTCTGTTAAGAATCCCATAACTTTTGTTTGTTTTGTTTTATTTTCGTTTTTTGAGCGACTGTCGCTCTCTTTCGATACCTAATTATATCGGAGTTCCTTTTAAGCAACCCTTTCTAATCCATTATAATGGTATCAACTTGATCTAGATGCCATTCTGCAGACCTTTTCTTGGATTCAATCCTGAACCAATCATCAGAAAAGATCTTCGTGATCACTCCCTGTTCAGTCCAAGTCTTTCCAGCACTTGGAATCAGGTTTACAGTCACCTGCTTACCTGATTCAATCCATTGCTCCAATTCTGGTCTTTCCATACCTAATTATATCGGAGTTCCTTTACAAAAAAAGACCATCCGAAGATGGTCTTGTAATATAGTCAGGTAAAGTGTATTAACCTAGGGGAAATCCTACAAAGCCACCGACTTCTTCACCATTAAAATCTTCTCCGTGACGGTGAAGATCATCAAGTACCTGTTGCAAAGCGAATTGTGCAGCAAGCAAAAGGTCTTCATCAATCATACCATCAAGTCTGGCATGAATTGAATTCTCAGCACTCTCACCGGCTTCATCATTCCAATCATATTCTTTTACCCTCCTTGCTTCTGTATCTGGATCCTCATTACTAAAGCCGTGATCTTCTTCACGTGGATTGTCGTTACCATCGACCCCATTACTAAAGCCATCCTCCGGAAACCTAATATCTATAATGTCTTTATCTTTGAGCCGTCTACCTAATTTTTCACTAGCAAACTCTACCCCTTCCTTATTATTACGAGCCCGCACTTGTATAGGCTCATCCACAGCATCACCATTCTTATCCTTAATATATATTTCCATATCCCAAATGGTATCCTCTGCCTCTTCATCCCTATCAACTTTATCTTCGTTAATAAGTTGCTGTTTGTTATAGTTAACTGTAGCATAGGCTTCTGCCATGAGGTCGAATTCGGATTTGAATGGTTTAGCCATACTATTATTTATGCTGGTAGCTTAATTTTAACGTAAAACAGTAAATTTAACGGTGATTATCGCGCCATTGAGGATCATTACGCCAATCAATACGTAGTGCATCTAAGTAACCTTAATAGCCGCGCAATTGAGCGCTCAAATTATATAGAGCTTCTTCTGCAGCTGAATTATCAGACGACTCAAGCTGCTTGATAATATGTGTAACCTGATCAGCAAGAGCACTAATCTGATCTTCCGTCAGTTCCGTCAGGCGATCTTCAGCATTTTCATGTCTATATGGATCAGCATCACGATTTTCTGCTTCAGTAGCAGTCATGCCTGCATGTCTATATGGATCAGCATCACGATCTTCATCTGAAATCTCATTATCAAAAGCTTTCAAAGCATTTTCAAGACCAGTCTGATCAAGCTCTCTACCATTATAGAAGAGAATACCTTTACCATCGTCATCAGATAATAGAACCATACCATTAACTTCTTCAGTCTCATGACGACCAGATAAGCCTGCTTCTGCTTGATTAACGTTTCTTGCAAGAATATTAACACCCATGCTAAGTGGTCCTTCTAACTGGAATACGACACTGTTCTTAAAGTTACCACCAGCAGCTGTTTCAGCATCTTCTACTCCAGGCTCTGGATACTGCTCATTATCAGGGCTATCAGATCCATCTGAAAAGCCTGGCTCAGGATACAAAATTTGTGTAACTGTAAGACCTTTAGCAGCGAACTCTGCTTCCACTTCCGATTCACTTGAAGACTTCACTCGGATAGGCTCTTCTTGCTCTTGGGTATAGACGTCCATATCCCAAATGGTATTCTCTGCAGCCTCATCAGGATGAACCTCTGTACCTTCTCCTGAAGGACCATAATCGATTTTAGGCTTATCCTCAGCATCTTCAAAAGGCTCGCCTTCAAATACACCGTTAGCATGCCCCCAACTAATGTAAGCTTCTACAGCTTCAGGACCGTATGCCTGCTCAAGTTCAGCTTTCCTCATACCATTTGAAGCATCTTGATGAATCCTTTTATTAACGTCGCCCTCTTCAACAATCTGTGGAGGATATCCAATAACGCGGCGACCAGCTTTATCTTCGTTAATAAGTTGCTGTTTGTCATATTTAACAGTAGCATAGGCTTCTGCCATGAGGTCGAATTCTGATTTAAATGGTTTAGCCATACTATTATTTATGCTGGTAGATTAATTTTAACGTAAAACAGTAAATTTAAATACTTTAACGACGATTCATGTGCCATTGATTAATGAATTGATAGAATTCATTACGTGTTGCTGGATCTTGCAAGAAGTCACCACTCAATCGAGCAGTCTTCATCTCACATCCATCATGTTTAACACCACGTAGACAAGCACAAGTATGTGAAGCTGAGATCTCAACTGCAATGCCTTTATTACCAACACACATTTCATCAATAGCATTTTGAATTTGAACAGTTAGACCCTCTTGAATCTGTGGCCGTGAAGCGAAGTGCTCAACAATACGATTCAATTTAGACAACCCAACGACCTTACCAGTGATAGAGGGGATATATGCAACGTGTGCTACTCCTGTAAATGATAAGTGGTGATGTGAGCACATAGACTTAATTGGAATTCCACCTTGGAACACCATGCCATCATACCCATCAGAGGGGAAGGCGGTGATGCGAGGTGCTTCATTATAACATCCTTGAGCTAAATCATTTACGAAGGCTTTAGCAACACGACGTGGAGTGTCAGCGCTATTAGGATCATTACGCCAATCAATACGTAGTGCATCCAAGTAACCTTCGTAGGCTTTAGTAGCATTTTCTATTACCTCAAGCTTCTCTTCATCCGATATCGGCATATTAGAGTTAGCAGTTGGCAATAGGCTTTGTTTCTTTTCCATACAATCGTATTATAGCATAGGCACACTATGTAATCAACTTATACTGTGAATTAATCCGTATTCTTCAGTCGCTTCTCTTCTTCTGTTTTCAGACCCACACGAGTTTTCGACCTCCTAATATATGCAATACTACGTCTATCATGACTGATATCAACCAACTCATAAGGATAGTCAACAAGAAAGTTGTATAGTGGGACGATCGTTTGCCATGGCCATTTTGGATTTATATCATCAACAAAAATGTGCTCTACACCGTACTTATGACAATGTACTAAATCACTATATGCTACGTTGAGTGTATGTCCACCATCAACCCATGCTGCAGTATTCTTATCTTTATGTTCTTGAAATGCATCAACATAAAGCGGCATTGTTTCAACTGAATTACCATGTATGAACTCAATGAATTTCTCACCGTAAAATTCCTCTACTACCTTAACACAATCAGCACTAAACTCATCCCTACCAAAGGTTATGATGTTAATATCTGGTAGGAATGATTTAACAAATCCCGAAAAGCATGCTATATTAGTACCTGTCTCAAAAATAATTTCAGGGTTAATTTGTGTTAAATGCTTTTGCAAGAATTCTGTTTGTATCCTAGTAGTATCATCATCTACTACTACTAGTAAATTACCCTCATCATTACCCTCAGGCTGACTCTTTTTAATTGCCTCTAGTAATACTGGATCGATATTCATCATACACATTATAGCATAGGTGCACCGTGTAATCAACTTATACTGTGAATTATTATTTATTTTAAATTATTTTCCGAGAACACTTGCATTCGGAGTCTCAAATGATTAAGTGATAGTAGAGACCCTAAAGAAACCTACCCTTTCAGCTCTCTATCAATCAGTAGTTTATGATTGTCTCTATTGTCTTTTAAAACTCACAGACAACTCTCAGTATACAGATAATAAAATAATACAGATATAAGTTGATTACGTAGTGAGCCTAGGCTATAATAGGTTATATGACATTTACAAGTAATAAAGTCTTTAACCTAGGGAGTGCTGCATTCAGGCAGTGGAGAGCAACCCATAGTCACTGTCAATATATTCATGGCTATAATCTTACAGCAAATATTACATTTGAAGCAGATCATCTAGATGAAAGGAATTGGTGTGCAGACTTTGGTGGTCTTAAAGACCTCAAGGTGATGTTGCAACATACATTTGATCATAAGCTAGTTATTGCTGGAGATGATCCTCAACTTGAATTGTTCAAGACACTTGATACTGTTGGAGTTGCACAAGTAGTAATACTGCAGGGTGGAGTTGGTTGCGAGCGATTTGCAGAATATGTTCTTAAGACTGCAGATAACTTTATCGATGAAGCAACTGACAGTCGTGTTCGTGTTAAGTCAGTTCAAATTAATGAGCATGATAGTAACTTTGCAACATGCTATAGACAGATTGAGATGGATCCAATTGCAGAGCTCACACCGTATGCAGCTTCCTTTACACAAACGGATGCATCACAATCAGTAGTACTTGAAGATGTACATAGCTCAGTATCAACAACGTTAACACAACCGGAAGATGAACCATATACATCAGAAGTTTCACATGCAGTAGATGAAACTGAGCCCCTAGCTGATACGCCGGTACCTATACCGGCCCCGTCTACTGCACCGCCTAATCCAATAGGCGCGCCAGTTGGTAAAGCTAATGGTACAAAAACTAAAGGTGGATGGTTTGATGGTACAACCTGGGGATAGCTTTTTTATAAGTGGGTGTAGCTCAGTGGTAGAGCGCCTTCCTTCCAAGTAGGATGTCAAGAGTTCGAATCTCTTCACCCGCTCCAATTTAAGGCTCCTTAGCTCAGTTGGACAGAGCAGCTGATTTGTAACCAGCAGGTCGACGGTTCGAACCCGTCAGGAGCCTCCATTATAATCTGATATAGCTCAGTTGGTAGAGCATAGCACTGTTAATGCTAATGTCCTTGGTTCGAGCCCAAGTATCAGAGCCAATTTAAGGCGTTCGTAGCCCCAGCTGCGGGCGTTTTTTATGCTAGTCAGTAAACTTATCATCATATAGCCTATTGGCTACATTGATAAGACGCTCCATATAATCAGAGTTACGAAGCTCCTTGAAAGCGAGGTTACCAATACCAAGCTCACCATCATCATTAAGTGAGTCTTTACGCATTTTAGCAACCTTCGCGCGAAGCGCTTGAGCTGCATCTTGTAGCTCTTCAAGATCATCACCTGTTGACGTCTGTTGTGCTACTTCAAGGTCAGCAATCTCACCTTTGATTCGATCAGCCTTTAAAGTAACATCACGCTCATCTACCTGAGGCTCGTTATGTACAGGCTCTGTAATCCATTCATTTCTGAGAAGTGAATATAGACCAGAAGCATTATGAGGTTCATCAACATCTTGGAAGTAAATCTCAACATCTTGACCGCCCATTTTAATGTCATGTCGCAGGTTCCAGATAAAGCGTTTACCATCTAAAGCTTTCTTAACAAGATCTTCATCACTGTTCACCTTATCAAAGTCAAGTAGGATGTGTGTATCAAGATCTGAATAGTCTGTATAGTTGTAGTTGGCCATTGAACCAGTGAGTTGAATGTCCTCAATTAGTTTATCAACACCAGCTGCAGCAGCAACATCATGTGCAATATTAAGTAGTTTCTCTCTTACTACTTGATCAAAGCCTCCAGCAGCATCCCAGAAGCTTGGGTGTAGAGTATCATTATAGAATTTACTCTCATGAAATTGCTTAAAGGTTATCATTTGATTTCTACTTCAATGTTTTTATCTGCGATGTTCTCCTGACTTACATCAATAAGAGCATCAAGATCTTTTTCGATGAACTCTTTACCAACTAAAATCTTGTATAGGTTTGAAGTTCGATCACCAATAGAGAATGGAATCCCTGTATACTCTTTATCACCAATTTTGAAGTCAAGTTCAACAACAGGTCTATGCTCTATATTACCAGCTCCTACATTAATAGAAATCTCACCTGCTTTCGGCTTCAAGAGTGTTCTACCATTAACTGTTCTAAAGAAAATCTTATCACCTTGCTCCTGAATATCTTCACCATGAATTACATTATAAGCACCATTGCCAGAATCTAATTTGGCTGATACCCTACCAATGCCATCAATGTCAAAGAACTCAATAAGTCCAAGGACAGATTTCTCTTCAATATATTGTAAAAATGTTTTCATTAAAAGTTAAGTACTACTATACGTGGCTCAAATCTTCGTGACCTGTGTTATGTACTGAGAAGCCATTAAGATCATAATCAAGCTTATCATACACATCACCTAGAATATCAGCAGCCCTTGCGACCTTAACTGTAACATCACCAGTAATCTCACTAGCATTACTAAGAAGCTCAGTTAGAGCAGCAGCGCATTTAAGTGTCTTATGAAGGTCTGATAGAGTAATATGTACTGCATCATCAACATCTTGAACCTCAGGCTCTGCAACTTGATCATACCCACAACTATCTTCTAGATCTACTTCATGAGAGTCTTCTGGAGCACCATTTGCTTCACACTCTGGGCAGTCAGTACATGTACACCCTTGCTCTGCATGTGCACATGAACCTTGCTCTTGATCCTCAGCTCCTTTATCCTCATCTTCTGAACCGCTAAATGCATCCCCTACTTTACTAGCTATCTTCTTAACCGCCATACCGCCAGCAATACGTGCTGCAGCTGCGACTATAGGCGCAAATTCTTCTATAACCTCTGGAGCTCGAGATTTACTAACAGCATATACTTCAGCAATGAGCTCTGCGTCGTTAAGGTTTGACTTCATGCATATATTTATGCAGTCAAGATGGATTTAATAGCATCTTTATCAGTCTCTGATAATAGATCCCTCGGAGCAAAGTAATCTATAGCTTCGTCAATGTCTTTACTAATAAGCGGCCGGACGATTTTTCCTTTGATCGAATCTTCTTGAGGTGGAATCGTAACAACGTTAACAAGAGGATATTTTTCGACGTTATTTTTAAAGTAATTGTAGCGCGCATCGTCTCGTTTACCCTTACCATCATCGAAATCACCAGCACCAACAATAATCTTAATATCTTTGTTAGCATTTGCATAATCATATGTAGCTATAACAGGTGATCCTGCTCCTTCAGGTTTTTCTTTAATAATTACAACCTCAACTGGTTTGCCAGCATACTTAGCGTATATCTCCCAAATAGCTTTTGACTGCTCAGCTGTGATACCATCCCGTTCTGCATGACCAATCATAACAATACCTCTATCAGCATCCTGTAGAAGGTATTTAAAAGCCTTAAAGTGACCTCTATGAGGTGGCTTAAATCCACCAGGCATAAGAGCTACAACTTCATGCGTCTCTCCCCCTTCGTAAAACTCTTTAAATGTTCGCATTATTTTGTAATTGGTGTTGAAGATTGACCACCACTGAAGTTAGCCCGGCTGAACTCAAGTCGATCAACAAGTTTAACTGCATCACCAGCTCTTGATACAGCGACATACCCTTCAGGTGCTGTCACTCTAAGTGTACCATCCCCATTATCGAGGAAATGCTTAGTGTTGTATACTGCGTTGTTATATTTGTTAACGAAAATTTGTTTTGCTTGAGCAAGAAGTTTGCTTACCTTAAAGAGATTAACAATATCCTTTTCTTGTGACTTAATCTCAGCTATCTTTTTATTGAAGGCTTCAGTAGAGCGCTGCTTCCCAG